CTTTGACTTGGAACCTTTAAACCAGTGATGTAGAGACCCTTTTCTCTTCTGTTCAGACATTAAAATCAAAGATTATTCTTTACTATTTAGAAAACCTTGTTTGAGTATCTTAGACAATTCTGATGTAGACCCAACAAAAATCGCATTATTTGTGGTATTATTAGTAGTTTTCGTACTCGTCTCTTCAACATCTTTGAGTTTCTTTTGTAAGTCAATTAACTTATCTGTTGTATCAGCTACATTTTTAATTAATTGTCCAGCAACTTCATATGCTCTTGGACTTCCACCCTCTCCTGCCAATTCCATTATTCCATTGATGGCTTCTTGACCTTTCTCTATCAAAGAATAAAGATTAGCTCTAGTATACTCATAATCTTTTGAGATGTCGTTTGAAGTTGATGCAACTTCGTCACGATAATCTTTTTTTATTTTTTCTACCTCAACAATATCACTTTCAACATTGAGAGTTTTGTCTAAGGCATCATAATTATTTGACATGAGATTTAAATATCTTTCTGTTGAGTTGGACTATAAGATCTTGAGTCATAGAATGTCTCAAGAGTCTCATTAAATCCAAAATCATCATCTGGTCCAGCATCGATAGGATCTGGTGTCACTGTATATCTCATCTCTCTCTTTGCTGTCTGAGTGTCAGTATCAGAATAATAATCCACCTGAACTTTACGGATAAGACCGTCTGTTGTATCTGCAATAGGTCCAAATAAGTATGTTTTGGCAGTAAATCTTAAGGTATAAATTAATGCTCTTCTTGTCTGAAAAGATCCCTCATAATCATCTTGAAAAGAAATATTGTCTAAAACTACAGGAATGTCTCTCTTTTCTCCAATTGAATCAATTAAATCTATGGTTAAATTAAAAGATGGTTGAAAAAATGGTAATATTTGTTCAATAATTTGCAATGCATCATCATTTAATTTACTAAAAATATTAAGGTCAAACCCAACATTATAAGGAACTGGCATAAAAACTTTTTTTAAATTAGTGCCATCTGAAGCTTTAAATGTTTGAGTAACTCCAGCTTTTCTGGTTGAATCATATTGAATTGATGACATTTCAAATGATATTCTAGGAAGAGTTATTTGAACTGGCTTACTTAATTCACTCTGTTGCTGTATTTTAGATAAAAACTTTTGGGATGGCCCATAAGAAATAGGAACTCTAATTTCACTAATTACATTATTTGAATCATCTCTATGTTTGATGTATATATCATTAAATAAAGTTCCAAAAGCAACTACTGTTTTTCTAATAATTTCGTGATAAAAATAAGTTCCTAACATTAGTATGTTCCGAAGGGGTTAGATTCTGAAAAGTCTAATATTTCATCGGATTCTTCTTCAATAAAATCATTTTTAGAATAATCATCATTTGTGGTATCTAATTCATAAGATTTTAAAGTATAAATTGCTGAAGAACTAGATCCAACTATTGTCTCACCTTCATTAAACTTTCCACTATTTATAGATACTCTTAATATTTTGTCCACATCTCCTCCAGGATTAATCCAAGATTTAACGATAGCTTTAGTTCCAGAAACACTACCAACAACTTCTTCAGAAATAATATAGGTTCCAAATCCTACAGATGGTGGAGGTGAAACTGTAATATTTGGCGCTGAAGTATATCCGGATCCTGCATTTGTAATTAAAACTTCAGAGAGTCTTCCATTATAAATTTTAGATATTGCCGTTGCAGTTTTTCCTACCCCCACTGGAGAGTCTATAGATATTTCTGGAGGTTGATAGTATCTATCTCCTTTATTAGTTATCTGTATTCTTGTTATTATACCAGTAGAAATTCCACAGGTAGCAATAGCCCCAAATCCACCACCACCACTTATAGTAATTGTTGGAGGTTCTGTATACCCATATCCAGCATTAGTTATTAAAATTTGAGATATCGATTTTGCATCTCCTATTGATGTTGTTATTGCAACTGCTTTAGCTTTATATGCCTCATCTGGAACTTCAACCCCAATTCCACCAGGCAATGAGCTTCTATCAAACTCACTTGGAATTGGTGGTGGTGGACTTATTGTTACTTTAGGTTCTTCCGTATATCCATACCCATCATTTATAATAAAAACTTCATTAACCCCAGAAAAAGGATTTCCATATGGTATGAAAATTGCTTCACACTCTGCAGTTCCACCAAAAGCAACCAATTTCAAGTCCGTTATATAACCAGTATCAGACATAGCATTTTCAATCTCTTCAATATCAGTATCAATTTCTTCATCTTCATATTCAAATAATTCGCACTGCAATTCGTAAGTATAATTTTTTCCCAATTGATAAAATGGTTTTTCAAACTCAACATATTTTATTTCAAAAAGTCTTTCTCCCAGTGGAAAATAAATTAAATCCCCTTCTTTTGGTCTAGTTGAAAAAAGATAACTCCCACCATCAGAATAATTTTTTTCACCAGAAATATCCGCCTCCAAAAAGGGACTTATAAATTCTTCAAATCTTTCTCTAGATATAGTTAAAGATATTTCTTTTCTTAAAGTTATTCCAAATTTTGTCATTATGTCACTACCAGGATTTGATCCTTCATAATTATTTAAATAAGATTCTATTAAAAAGGAATCATCAAATTTTGAGGATTGAACTTCCTTTAATATATTATCAGTTCTTATAAATTTTCTTGGTATATAATATACTTCTATTCCATAAATTTTTAAATGTTCATTTATTAAATCTTGAATTAAATTTTGTTCGGATGGAGATCCCTGAAGAAAATATGGATTTAAACTCATAATTAACCTATCATATCATAAGGTGGAAGTTCATACTCAGATGACATTCGTTGTTTAATACTTTCCAAATCTCTCTCTGCATCATTATATATTTCTCTTCCGTTCAATTCAATCCCACCTGGAAGCTTTACTCCACTAAATTTGATTAAGTTTTGTCCCCACTGTTTTTTAATTAGTGCAGTTAGATAAATTTTTAAAAAACTATCATTATATACATTTGTAAATTTATTGGGATCTAAAATTCTATAACAGTCAATCACAATATAATTATCTGGACTTTGAGATTTCCAGTCAATATCTAAGTATAATCTATTCTGTCTTTTGTTAAATCTTATTTGTTTATCAGTTGTTAATAAAAAATCTATGTCTTCAAGATATGATTTTACCATAGAATATTGTAAAAGTTCTACTGAATTAAAATAATATATATCATTTAAAAATAATTGATATTTTATACTAAACATACCACCAGAAATTGAACTGGTATCAAATTTAAATATCTTTTCAATTCCAATTACACTATCTGGGATTTGAATATAATTTGAGGTTTCATAAAAATTAAATGTATTTCCTGTTGTTGAAGATGCAGTTGTTGTTACAATTCCAACACCGCCCGTACCCTTTCCACTACCCCTATCGATATCTTCTTGAGTTATTTTATATTTTAAATACATTCTCTCAACTCCATCAAAATGGCGTTCTTGAAAATATTGAAGAGCATCATCAACTAAGTCATCTATTTGATCATCATCTACATTAATTTCTAATACTGGATATCCTAATCTTCTTAAACAATAATCAATTAGTTCTTGTCTAGTGCTTGGTTTAGACATTAGTATTCTCCCCCATCAATAATACTTGTCCAAGTAGGAATTCCTGTAGGTTCTACTGTAGTTAATATAAAATTGCTAGTATCTATAGCATTTTCTGTGCTTGCTGCACCAATTAACTTACCATCATTATCAAAATATCCTATTCCATTTGGTCCATCAAAATATTGATCATAAATCAAATATTCTCTTACATATAAATCTGCACCTACAAATAAATCGCCCCTAAATGTTGTTACTCCAATTACATCCAATTCAAATGTTGTTGTAATTCCAGTTACATTAACATTTCTTAAAAATCTTATAGAATCTGTTGTAATAAAATTGGAAGAATCTGCATTGTATTCTAAAATATATCCATCCGCTAAGGATGATGCATCAACATCACTTAAATCTACCAGTTTTGTTGTTGATGAATTTACATTAGATAAAACTTTAATAACATTTTGTCCACCAATTCTATCTGGAATGTTTGCCATTATCGCGTTACTCCTGGTCTTACTAATGCCATTCCTTCAACAGCTTTGTATTTTGCTCCACCAGAATCAAGACCACCAACCTCTAACATTATGTCGTAAACATAACGTCCAGGCTTTAAAGACAATGTTTGTTCATCAGATAATGATATTTGTATAGCCCCAACTTCACCATCAATTATTGTTGATGCAAAAGAAACATATGAAGAACTCGAAGAGCTTTTTCTCAATTGTG